ACTTTTGGTGGCTCAAATAAGGCTTAGTCTTATCTAACCATCGATTTAAACAATAACCTTTAAGGAGGATAACAATATGGCAAATTTAGATGCCGCATTTGGTATGAACCCTATTGGAAAAATCGGCGGAGGAACAGCTTCCGCAGCAAACAGCTATATAACTTTATCAAGTTATGGTGTAGCTCTTTTTCAAGGCGATGCCGTAAGGATCGCTGAGGGAGGAGGAGATGTTGTACTATTTGCAGCCGCAGATGGTGGAACAGATGCTACAAACTGTATAGGTGTTTTCTGGGGATGTAACTACGATGATTCTACAACAGGCAAACCAATTTTCTCAAACCAAAAAGCCGTTAGTCTAGCGACAACTGTCTTCGTGTATGACAACCCTTACCAGGTGTTCGAAATACAAGACGCAGGTTCTGGAGCTCAAACTGACATCAGTCAGACTTCAGATATTTCAGCAGGCGCCGGCTCAACTACTACTGGTGTTTCAGGGGCCGAAGCCGTAGGCTTCGCAACTTCTGCAGCAGGTAACGACAATTTACGTTGCGTAGGCTTTTCAAAAAAAGTCGGTCGTAATGCATTTGGCGCAAATACCGTTGCTGAAGTTTTGATCAATGAACACAAGTATAAAGAATAGCAGGAGGACATAATATGGCTATATCAAGACAACAACTAGCAAAAGAGCTAGAGCCAGGTCTGAATGCATTATTTGGACTTGAGTACAAACAATACGAAAATCAAAACCAAGAGATTTTCGAAACAGAATCTAGTGACCGAGCTTTTGAAGAAGAAGTGATGTTAACTGGTTTCGACAAAGCAGCCGTTAAGTCAGAAGGCGCTGGTGTTACTTATGATACCGCACAAGAAACTTACACAGCACGTTATATGCATGAGACAGTCGCTCTCGCATTCTCACTCACTGAGGAGAATGTTGAAGATAACTTGTATGATAAGATTTCTACTCGTTATACTAAAGCATTAGCACGTTCTATGGCTCAAACGAAGCAAACCAAAGGCGCGAATGTATTAAATCTTGCATTCACTGCTGGTACAGTAGGTGGAGATAACGAATCTTTAATCGGAAACGCTCACCCTACTCTTGCAGGGAACCTTAGCAATATGCCAACTACTGCGGCAGACTTGTCTGAGACTTCTCTTGAGCAAGCAATGATTGACATTGGCAATTTCAAAGACGAAAGAGGTCTTAAAATTGCTGCTAGAGGAATGAAACTAATCATTCCTGCTGAAGGTCAATTCACTGCTGAAAGGATTACAAAATCCGCTCAACGTGTTGGAACAGCTGATAATGATATCAATGCGCTTAAATCTATGGGGATGATTCCTCAAGGTTTTGTAGTTAATAACTACATCGATGATGGCGCGCAATGGTTCATTAAAACTGATGTTCCTAATGGTATGAAACACTTTACAAGAGCAGCTCTTAAAACTGCTATGGAAGGTGACTTCGAAACAGGCAACATGCGATACAAAGCCAGAGAAAGATACAGCTTCGGCTGGTCTGACTGGCGTGGTGTCTATGGATCTGCTGGTGCTTAATCAGTAGAACTATTAGGTCACACCTAAATTAAGGAGGGGCGCTTCGGCGCCCCTTTTTATTTGCATTAAATATTTTAAGAGAGTATAGTGGGGCAAATGCAGACATGACCAGACGGCCTAGAGACTGCATTAACTTTTACCTAGGAGGATAACATGGGTACAACAACTTTTTCCGGACCAATTAAAGCCGGAACAATTAGAAATACAACTGGGACAACAATTGGAACAGACGTAGTAAACGTTGGTTCTGCTGTAATGGCGCAATCTGTTGTTTTAGATATAATTGGAGCAGATGCACTAAATCAACGTGTAGCGATTGTTCCAGCAAATTCACAAATTGTAGATGTAATTTTAAACGTTTCAACTGTGAATAACGACAGTGGAACAGCAACAGTATCTATTGGTACAAGTGGAGATGATAATGCATTTATTAGTTTAGTAAATGTTAAAGCATTGGCAACTACACACGGTACTTTAGACACTGAAGCAACTGACGTAGGAACTACTGACTTAGAAGTATTTGCAGATTTCGTAGCAGGAACTGAAGATGGCTCCACAGGAGCTGCAACAGCAACTGTTCTGTATATGCAAAATAACAATTTAAGTTAATAAATAATTAATGTGGGGCTTCGGCCCCACATACTTAGGAGGAAAATATTATGGGTGGAAGCACTTTTACAAGTGACCAAAGAACAGCACATACTGCAGCTACAGCAACCATGCATACTGGGTCTTGCCGAGTAACTTCTATACAGGCCAAAGGAGTCGCAAGTTCTACTTTGGTTTTGTATGATGCAACTTCGGCAACCGGTACTTCGCACACTTTCATATTTGGAACTGATGGACTTTCAATATTCGTTCCAGGTAGTGGTATCAGATTTAAAACAGGAGTACACGCCGTTCTAACTGCTACAACAGGTGTTACTATTACGTTTAACTAGGAGGTAGTTTATGGCAACGTCCGGAACAACTACATTCGAGAGCACTTTTTCAATAGACGAGGTTATTCAAGAATCTTACGATCGGATAGGTATTATAACTGTCGGTGGCTATGAACTTAAGTCGGCTAGACGTTCTTTAAATATTATGTTTCAAGAATGGGCCAATAGGGGTTTACACTATTGGGAAATTGGAAACACTAATCTTGATTTAGTAGAAGGCCAAGCTGAATATATTTTTTATAGAGGTACAGGAGATGGTACAAGTACAACTACTGCACCAACAAACGGTATCTATGGTATAGATGATATTTTAGAAGCTACCTATAGAAGAGACTATAATACAGTTAATCAATCAGATTCTGCATTAACAAAAATTAATAGATCAACTTATTCTGGTCTTTCTAATAAACTAAATAAATCTCAACCTTCACAATATTATGTTCAACGTTTTATTAATAGAACGGTTATATCATTTTACCCAACACCCGATGCTACTGCAGCAACTAATTATATAGGACTTTATTTTGTTAAAAGAATACAAGACGTAGGGAATTATAGTAATGTTGGTGATGTACCTTATCGTTTTGTACCTGCTATGACTAGTGGGTTAGCATTTTATTTATCACAAAAAAAGAAACCAGAGTTGGTTCAACAAATGAAGATGTTATATGAAGATGAACTAAATAGAGCTCTTATTGAAGACGGATCTTCAACTAGTACTTATATAACTCCACAGGCATATTATCCAAATGTCTGATTATGCTACAGGTAAATATGCAATAGCTATCTCCGACAGGAGTGGTATGCAGTTTCCATATAGAGAAATGGTTAGAGAATGGAATGGCGCATGGGTTCATTATACTGAATATACACCAAAATCACCTCTGTTAGAACCCAGAGCTATTAAAGCTGATGCACAAGGATTACAACACGCAAGACCAGGAAGAGTAGAACCAGGTGTAGCACATATATTAGGTTTTAACGCACTAAGCGCAGGTGCAACTGACTCAATAGTTGTAAATGTAAATAATCCAGGACACGGGTATATTACCGGAGATAGACGTAGATTTAGAGATTGTTTATCTCACTTTCCAGAATACCCACAAGTTTCTCACGTTCAAGATCATGATATAAATTATGCATCTGGTCATATAATAACTAAAATTGATGATGATAATTTTTCATTTAGTCCTAATGATATTATTGAAGAATGGTTAACAGCAAACTGTACTCCTGGAACTACAACAGTTTATGTTGATATGGATGGAACATTAGCAGAATGGTATCAAGCTGTAGCAACTTATTTAGGATTTAGTCCAGACTGGTATGACATGACACCAGCTGATGAGCTCGCTGCAATAGCAGCAGACCCAAGTTATTTTGCAAACTTAGGAGTAAGAGCTGAAGCGAATGCATTAATTGATTTAATTATGTCAAAGAACACTACTTGGAATGTTTTAACAACAACTACAGGTTCTGTTGCAAAAGATGCTCACAAACTTGCTTGGATTACTACTCATTTTGGCACACCTGGCTCTGCTTCTGGTCGTGCACCTGCATCGGGAGCAACTCCTGGTGATATAGATTATGCACCTCAGTATAATAAAGGTGGATATGGTGGAGCAAATAAAATGTTAATCGATGATAGAACTACTTATATAGACCAATTTGAAGCTGCTGGAGGCAAAGGGTTTAAATATTTTGAAAGTGGTGGTATAAGGAAGTTTGGAGGAAGCAATATGTCCGTTGGACCTATTACAATATTACCATGACCACATACACAGAACTAGTAACACAGATTAGAGATTATGCAGAAACAGATGATGCTGTTCTGACTACAGTTATTATTAATGATATTATAGAACACTCTGAAAAAAGAATTTTTAGGGATGTAGAGCTCGATGTATATAAAGGATATGAATCTGGAGACACTCAGGCAAATAATCGTTTTGTAAAAGTTCCTGGATATGATGCAAGCACCCCATTATTAACTAGAACTACTCCAACTTCTTTCGGTATGGCTAGTATTAGATATGTATATATTTATTTAAATACAGGTACTAAAACAAGACATAATTTGGAACTAGTTGAGGCAGATTTTATGAGTGAATACTATGATACACCAGACACAGGATCTGCGACTATTCCTAGATATTATTCAATATGGGATATGGGCACGATAGCTATTGCACCTACTCCGAATGCAGTGTATAAATTTGAGATAGGTATTACAAAACAGGAACTCGGATTATCGAGTAGTAATGCTGAAACATGGGTGAGTGTAAATGCTCCTCGTGTATTATTATATGCCTGCTTATGTGAAGCGTTTAAGTTCTTGAAAGCTCCACAAGATCAACAAGTATATGAAGCATCTTATCAAGAAGCTTTATCTGCACTTGCACAAGAACAATTAGGTAAAAAACGAAGAGATGAGTTTAGAGATGGTTCTCTAAGAGTAACTCTTCCTAGCAATCAACCTTAATTAGGAGAACAATATGGCGATAGTACAGGCAGTATGTAATGTTTTTAAAAGAGAACTATTAAAAGGAACTCACGACTTAGATGGCGGAGCTACTTACAAAATTGCTTTATATACTTCAAGCGCAACTCTAGGAGCAGCAACAGCAAATTATGCAGCTACTTCAAATGAAGTAGGAAGTGGTGGTGGTTACACAACAGGTGGAAATACTTTAACGAGTCCAACTGTAACTATGAGCACAACCGTTTCTTATGTAGATTTTGCTGATACTTCATGGACCAGTGCATCATTCACTGCGAATGGAGCATTTATTTATCAGTCAACAGGAGATGTTTCTAGTGGCGATAATGCGTTTTTAGTATTAGCATTTGGTGGTGACTTTACAGCAACAAGCGGAACATTTACTATTCAATTCCCAACAGCGGGTGGTGGATCAGAGTTATTAAGATTAACATAAGGAGCTAAATGAATGGCCCTTGTTTTAAATGATCGTGTCAAAGAGACATCCACAACTACTGGAACAGGCACACTTGACTTAGCTGGAGCTGAGACAGGTTTTCAAACTTTTGTCGCAGGGATTGGTACTACTAATACTTGTTACTATTGTATAGCCGCACAGGGTGGTGCTCAATGGGAAGTTGGTATTGGTACTGTAACAGATGCTTCTCCAGATACTCTTGCAAGAACTACAATCCTAACAAATTCATCCGGAGATACTTCAGCTTTAACTTTAGGTGCAGGCACTAAAGATGTGTTCTGCGTTCAACCTGCTTCAAAAGCAGTGTTTGAAGATGCTAGTGGAAATATTGCTGTTCCCGGAACCGTTGATGGCATAGATATAGCTACAAGAGACGGTGTTTTAACTTCAACTACAACTACAGCTAATGCAGCTTTACCTAAAGCAGGTGGAGCAATGACTGGGGCAATTACAACTAATTCGACTTTCGATGGAGTAGATGTAGCAACTAGAGATGGAGTATTAACTTCTACAACAACAACTGCAAACGCGGCTTTACCTAAAGGTGGTGGAACCATGACGGGTAATATTGCTATGTCTGGATCAGAAACTGTTGATGGAGTAGATATATCAGTAAGAGACGGAGTACTATCTTCTACAGTAACAGTTGCAAACGCAGCTTTACCAAAAGCTGGTGGAGAAATGTCTGGCAATATAACAATGGCTGGATCAGAAACTGTTGATGGCCGAGATTTATCCGCCGATGGGACTAAACTTGATGGTATTGAAGCATCCGCCGATGTGACTGATGCAACAAATGTTGGTACAGCGATAACTGCTTTCCCAACAGGAACTGATGCAGTAGCTGCTGATTTAGTTCCTTACTATGATGTAGACGCAGGAGCTTGGGAAAAATCAACTGTAACTAATTTAGCTTTACAAGGACCAGCAGGACCAACGGGTGGAGCAGGACCCCCAGGACCAGATGGACCAGCAGGACCAACAGGACCAACAGGTGGAGCAGGACCAACAGGACCAACCGGACCAACAGGACCAACAGGTGGAGCAGGACCAACAGGACCAACAGGACCAACAGGACCAGCAGGTGGTTTTACAACAGGATCAGATGCACAAGTAAATAGTTTAGGTGTAAACACAGCAGGATCAGGAACCGCTGGAGAAATTAGAGCGACAAATAACATCACAGCCTATTATTCTGACCCATTACTCAAAGACTTTGAAGGACCAATAGATAATGCTTTAGAAAAGTTAAAAGCAATCACAGGTTATTATTTTAAAGAAAATGAGTTAGCAAAATCGTTAGGTTATAATAATGCTCGTCGACAAGTTGGTGTTAATGCTAGAGAGGTAGAATCTATTCTACCTGAAGTTGTAACAGAAGCACCTATTGATTCACAATATTTAACTGTTTGGTATGAAAAATTAGTTCCATTAATTATTGAAGCTATAAAAGAGTTAGATAAAAAAAGTTGTAAGTGTAAATGCAAAAAGGGTAAATAATGTCTTTTGGTTTTGTCCCCTTTTCCGGTGCTGCTTTTGCCGATCAAGGTGTATCAGTTTCTAATGTTACTATTACTGCAGCTGGGCAAAGTATAGCAGCATCTGTTTCAAACAATTATTCAGTCGAAGGTACACACCATGTAGAAGGTGTTTCAATAGCCAGTAGTCAAGGTAATGAAGCTATTGTCCTTTCACAAATTCCAACTAGTAGTGCAATAACTTCTGCTGTAAATAGTGTAACCGTTACCGGTACCGCTAATTTAACCTTAACTGGCCAAACAGCTACTACAACACTTGGAAGCCCCGATCCGCAGCTTGTATTTACTCCTGCAACTAGTACTATAAGCACTACCATTAATTCTGTATCTGCATCCACTGATGTAATAGTTTCACCTACTACCAATGCAATAGCATCAGCTGTTAATAGTGTTCTTCCAAAATTAGACATAATAGCAACTGGAAATTCAATAACAGCTACTCAAAATAGTGTCAGTTTAGCTCTTACAAAAGAGGTAACTGGGCAAAGTATAACCGCGGCCCAAGGATCGGTGACCGCGACTCTTGTAGCATACCCAACCGGAACCAGTGTTGCTACAGCTGTAAATAGTGTTAGTATACAAATTATAAATAATGCAATTGTTGAGGCTACTGGTTCAATAATTGCAGCTGCTGTGAACCCACTTTCTGTCTTTACTTGGTCTGCTGTAGATGATACAACAACAGGTGGTGCTACGTGGACTGCTGTTGATGGCTCAACAACCGGAGGAGCTTCATGGACTTCGGTGAATGATACAACAACAGGTGGTAATACGTGGACTGAGGTTGATGATTCAACCACAGGCGGTAATACGTGGACACCAGTAGATTCAACAACGACCGGCGGAGACGACTGGCAGGAGGTAGCATAAATGGCATCAAGCCCATCAGATAGATTAAAAATAGAATTAATGGCCGTTGGGGACCAAGCTAATACTTGGGGTACAACAACAAACAACACTCTTTCAAGAACACTCGAACAAGCAATTACTGGTGTATATACAAAAGATTTAAATGGTGCAGCTAATCCATATGCATTAACATGGGGTGATTATGGAGTTGTAGCAGCTAGTAAAGAACAAGGACAAGCTGCTATTAGATTTCATAATTTTACAACTGCTTACGTAATTCAAGTACCAGCAGCGGATGCTGGTGTAAGTACTGCAGTTTGTGCAGAGAGAATTTATTTTATAATTAATGATGGAACAACTGCTGGAACAATACAACTTAGGTGTGGTACATCAGGACTTTATTCACCGGTTATACCACCAGGCGGCAGAGCTTATTTAGCAACAGATGGCACGAACTGGTATGATCTTACTAGTAGTAGTGGTGCAACTACACCGTGGAGAACTGTTACAGCAACAGGTAATGTTTATATTGGAGAAAGAATTTTTGTTAATCATACCGGACCAGTTACTTTAACTTTACCTACTTCTACAGCAGTTGGAAGTGAGGTTAGATTTCTAGATGTGAGTAGCGCAGGCGCTGGAACAAATGCAATAACAATTGCTACAGCTGATTCTAATACAGTGCTCGGGTCTGCAACTACAACTGTTTCAACAACAGCGGCTGGCTTTTCACTAGTATTATTTGGGACTGACTGGAAATTAACGGAGAAATAGTATGGCAACATATGAAGCTACTCGTTATTCAATTACTGGGGCGAATATTCTTGGTGACACTATCCCTGCACCTTCTATCGTAGATGGTACAGTTTCTAATTTAGAGTTTTCATACATAAATACTCTTAGTTCAAACGCACAAACTCAATTAACCGCTAAAGCTTCTACAACCGGTGCAACCATAACTGGAGATTTTGATTTTGCTGATGATGCCAAAGCAAGATTCGGAGATAGTAATGATTTAGAAATTTATCACGATGGATCTAACTCTTATATTAAAAATGGTACTGGTTATATAAAGTTTTTAGAAGACAATTATCAATTTAATAATAATGCAGATAGTGCAACTTTCTTAAGTATTAGTTCGTCAGGATTGACTGGTGTTGGTACAGGATTGACTGCTTTAAATGCAACCAATTTAGGATCAGGCACAGTTCCAGACGCGCGCTTCCCGGCTACTTTACCGGCTGTAAGTGCGGCAAATCTAACTTCTGTTCCTGCGGCAAATTTAACAGGAACAGCAGCTGCTATTAATGGTTCGAATATAACAAATTTAAATGGTACTAATATAGCAAGTGGAACTGTAGCTGATGCAAGAATTTCAACTTTAACTTCAAGTAAACTAACTGGTGCCTTACCTGCAATCGATGGTTCTGCTTTAACTGGAATAGCAACAGCAACAGGTGCTTTTGATTCTGTTGGATCTCTGGTTTTGGCATGTACTGCAGCTTCGACAGCCACTGGTGCTACTGTGGCTGGAAGTAATTTGTATGATGATTATACTATAGGAACTTATAATAGTGGCGCTGGTAGTTTATTTTCTACTGCCGTAACAGCTCTTGGCTCTAGTACTTTAACTGGGACTTGGCTCTGCTTAGGTAAATCAAATTATGCAGTTACATCATGGGGTGGTCCAGACTCAGGTAGTCAAGGTATCTACACACCTGGATTATTTGTGAGGACTGTATAATGGCAACTTATGAAGCAACTCGTTATTCAACAACTGGAGCAAACATACCATCTAACACTATTCCCGCAACTTCTGTCGTAGATGGTACAGTTTCTAATACAGAATTTGCTTATATAAATAGTTTATCTTCAAACGCACAAACTCAAATAACTGCAAGCGTACCAAAAGCTGGTGCAACAATGACAGGTAGTCTTGTATTCCCTGATAGCACTGGACCAGCTCCTGCTTTTATAGCTATGGGTGCAGGTACTGATATTAAAGTTTCATCCGATGGTACCTCTGGATTAGTTATTGGTAATGCTTTGGAAATGCAAAGTACAACCGCAGAAAAATATTTAACGGCGGCTGCTGATGGCGCTGTAGATGTATATCATAATAATGTAAAGAAATTTGAAACAAGCGCAGCTGGAGTTACAGTTACTGGAATTGCAACAGCAACAACATTTAGTGGTTCTGGAGCAAGCTTGACAAGTTTACCTGCTGCAAATGTAACTGGTCAACTAGCAGCATCAACTGGTAGTACAGGAATAACAATAGATTATGATAATTTACCTTCAAGTGATCCTGGAGTTAAAGGAAGATTTTGGAGAAACGGACTTATATTAAATGTAAGTGCAGGA